GTGGAGAAATGTTAACAACTGGCCCTACTGGTCCTAAAGGCAATACAAAAAGTGGCGATGGCCCAGGTATAACACCAACACAACCTATTCAACCAATTGCTACAACAAAAAAAATAGATCAAAATTTAATAAGTCCTAAAGATAATTTTTTTAATTTTGTTTCTTATAAAGTCGGAGGTTTATCTGGTGGAGTAACTTATGGTCCCCCACCTAAAAGAGGACCAAATTCTCAAGTACCTCCAATAAAAATGAAAAGAGGAGGATATAAAAAATAATGTGGTTATCAGCTATCAAACTTGCAATGTCTGCAGGATCAAAAATTTATGCTAACAAGCAGAGAACTAAAATGGCAATGTCAGAAGCACAACTTTTACATGCTGATCGTATGGCTCGAGGAGAGGAGCAATACCAGGGAAAACTTTTAGAAGCCCGTCAGTCAGATTGGAAAGACGAGGCAGTTTTAATAATTTTAAGTTTGCCCGTCGTAATTTTGGCCTGGGCAGTTGTATCGGATGATCCGGGAGCCATGGATAAAGTAAAATTATTTTTTGAGATGTTCTCGCAGCTCCCGTCCTGGTTTACAAATTTGTGGATTCTTGTCGTGGCGAGTATCTATGGTATTAAGGGAACACAAATCTTCCGTAACGGAGGTAAAAAATGATTTGGAATTGGATAAAAAGTTTTTTCAAACAATACCCAGAAAAAGACCCTCATTTAGAACTTTATGAAGATAAAGATTATTCTCAAATGAATCTTGGAGATTTAAAAAAACTTAAAGCTCAAGGTAAAATTAAGGACATATACCCACCATATATTTAAAAGTTGCAATTTATATTATTTTTAGTATAGATGCTTTATGGATGTCAAGTTAGCTTTAATACAAGCTTTAGAAGATAAATACAACGCACAAATTTCAAGTGCAGACGCAACAATAAAAATATACCTGACTGCTTCAGTAGGAATTGGAGAACATCCCCAACATATAGAAGAAATAGATAAACTTTTACAACAGATAGTAGACGCAGAAGAAAAAATAAAAGCTTTGATACCATTCAAATTATGATCGAAGGCGATAGCAGAGAATACGAACTTATAAGAGAAGCGTGTAAATCTTTACAAGGAGATGATTTTTTTACAGCTGAAATTGGTGTAAGACGAGGCTTGGCATCAAAATTAATTTTAGATGAATTACTTTTTAAAAAACATTGGCATATTGGAATTGATCCATATGGTAATTTGGATTATCAACATTATGATAATAAAAAGTCTACTAAGGCTGATTATACAAATGATATGAAAAATGAATTAATCAAGGATTTAGATTATAAAAATTTTTCATTGTTTCAAATGGAAGATCATGAATTTATGAAAAGATTTTATGATGGTGTTCCTATTTATAGAGAACAAAAAGAGTTAAGAAATAAATATGATTTAGTTCATTTTGATGGACCTCATAAATCTGTAGATGTAATTAAAGAATCTATATTTTTTGGAGAAAGATCACATGCTGGTAGTGTATTTATTTATGATGATTATCCAAAATATGATATGGATGGAGTTTTAAAAATTATTGTTAATGAGTATGGATTTATGTTACTTAAGCAAGGAAAAAATAAAATAGTCTTAAAAAGAAATTAAATGTTTGATTTTCACACAATAGAAGCAATAAAAACAAAAGTTTTGAAACAAATAGAAGATGTAAAAGAACATTTATGTTATGGGGTTGAAACTGAATCTCAATTGATGTATGCTAGGGGCAGACTCAGCGGATTAGAAACGCTGCTTCAGGATATTAAAAACCTGCATAAGGAGAATGACGATGGTACAATTGATAAAACCTAAACTTACAGATTTTGGAAAAAACCAAAAAAAAGAAGAAGAGGTTAAATCACAAATTCCTACAGATTCCAAAGGCATCAAAGAATATCTTGAAATCATACCTAATCCAGTCGGATACCGAATGCTTGTCAGACCTTGGTCTGGTAAAGCAAAAACTAAAGGTGGCTTATTAATAACAGATGAAACTCAAGATAAGATTCAAATGACTACTGTCGTTGGGTTAGTTGTTAAATTAGGAGACCTTTGTTATGAAGATAAGGAAAAATTTCCGAATGGTGCATGGTGTAAGGAAGGAGAATTTGTTATTTATGGCAGATACTCTGGATCTAGATTTCAAACTAAATACGGAGAACACCGTATTCTCAATGATGACGAAATAATAGGAACTATAGGAAAGCCAGAAGATATTCTCCATTTATTTTAAAGGAGGATAAACATGGCAGAAGTAAAAGACTATAGTGCGGAAGCATTATTAGCCAAAGAAAAAGAAGTCGAACTTGATACGGATGATGTTAAAGAAGAAAATGTCGAAGTAAAAGAGGACGAAAAAAAAGAAAAAGAACCCAACTTAAATGTTGGAGAAGTTGACCTAGGTTATACTGGTCATGAAAAAGCTTCTGATGAAAAAAAAGATGAACCAAAAATTGAAATAACTGAAGAACCAAAAGAAGAAGTTATTGAAGAAAAAAAGGTTGAAACTAAATCAGAAGAAAAACCAAACTTGAATGAATCAAGAAGAGATTATCAAAAAAGAATTGATAAACTTGTCTTTCAAAAGAAAGAAGCTGAAAGAAGAGAAAAAGCAGCTCTTGAATATGCTCAAGGAATACAAAAGAAATTTGACACTAATCTTAAAAAGTTAAATTCTACTGATGAACAGTATCTAAAAGAATTAGATGCTAGAGTAGATGCTCAAAGAGAACAGGTCAAAGTAGCCCTTCAACAAGCTATCGAAAAGCAAGACGCTTCTAAAATTATGGAAGCGAATGATAAGTTAACTCAATTAGCTGTAGAAAAAGAAAAAGCTAGACTAGAGATAGCAAATCAAGAAGAAAAAAAGAAACTTGAAGAAGAAAATAAACAACAAAAAAACGTACAAGCTGATACCTCAAACAGCGGAAAATCAGATTCTATGCCACAAATTACTCCTAAAGCCAAGAAGTGGGCTGAAGAGAACTCATGGTTTGGAAATGATGAAGTCATGACTAATGCTGCAATAACTATTCACAACAATATTTCTCAAGAGGGTATTGAAGTAGACAGTGATGAGTATTATAATGAAGTTAATTCAAGACTAAGGAAGTATTTTCCTGATAGTTTTGATGCTGCTAAAGACGAGCCAAAAAAAGAAGCACCTAAACCCGTCCAAACTGTTGCTTCGGCTGGTCGTAGCCAACAAGGACGCAGAACTGTGAGACTCACAAAATCGCAGGTAGCAATAGCTAAAAGATTAAATGTGCCACTAGAGGAATATGCTAGATACGTGAAGGAGGATAAATAGTTATGAGTACAATTAAGAGAACTTCACGGGAGTCAGAAAAAAAAGTTTCAAAAGAAGCTAAAAAAGTCTGGACTCCACCATCCAGTTTGGATGCACCACCTGCACCGAATGGTTACGCCCATAGATGGATACGTACTACCGTTCAAGGTTTTGAAGATACAGCTAATGTATCTAAAAAATTAAGGGAAGGTTGGGAATTTGTAAAAGTCGATCAAATTAAAGAAGAGATTGGCGAAAACAAATATCCTTTCTATACCGAAGGAAGATACGAGGGGTGTATTGGAATTGGAGGCCTTGTGCTGGCAAGGATACCAGAAGAGATATTGATCTCACGTGCTGAGTATTTTGATAAAATTACTCAAGATAGAATGAACGCGGTAGACAATGATCTTATGAAGGAACAGCACCCGGACATGCCTATCAATATTGATAGACAGTCGAGAGTGACCTTTGGTGGTAGTCGCAAAAAATAATTTTTTTGTTATTGCTGCTGGGTTATTAAAATAAACTGTTAAAGGAGAAAATAACTATGGCAAATCAACTAGAAAAGTTTGGTCTAAGACCTTACAGAAAACTAGACGGTACACCATTAGTAGGAGCTCAAAACAGATATAAGATAGCAAACGGCAGTGCAACTGCTATTTTCCAAGGCGATTTAGTTAGACCATTAACAAATGGTACAGTAACTAGAGCAGCTGGAAACACATCTTATGCTGTAGTGGGTGTTTTTAACGGATGTTTTTATAATGATCCAACTACTCAAAAACCAACATACAGAAATTCTTACCCAGGTGGAATTACAACTGTCGATGGCAATATTACTGCTTTCGTAGTTGATGATCCAGATGCGGTATTTTTAATGAATGCTGATGCGGTTTTTGCACAAGCGGATCTATTTACAAACTATTCGCTTACTACTGATACCGGTAATACAACAACAGGAATATCAGAATGTATGTTAGATGTGGGCGTTACTGGAACAGCGGGCACATTTGCTGTACAAGCAATTGATATATCGCAAGATCCAGAAAATGACGATCTTTCTACATCGAATGCTAATATTCTTGTAAGAATCAACAATCACTTCTACCGTCAAGGTGGAACAGGACTATAATAGGAGTATTAAATTATGGCTATATCACGAGCACAACTAGTTAAAGAACTAGAGCCAGGTTTGAATGCACTATTCGGCCTGGAGTATAACAGATATGAGAATCAACATGCGGAGATTTTCGTAACTGAAACATCTGACAGAGCTTTTGAAGAAGAAGTAATGTTAAGTGGTTTCGCTTCTGCACCAACTAAACAAGAAGGTGCTGGAGTAGTTTTTGATCAAGCGGGAGAGACTTTCACTGCTAGATACAATCACGAAACAATCGCTTTAGCATTTGCTATCACTGAAGAAGCAATCGAAGATAATCTATATGACAGATTGGCTGCAAGATACACAAGAGCACTTGCAAGATCTATGTCAAACACGAAGCAAGTAAAAGCTGCAAACGTGTTAAACCAAGCAGAAGTAACTACTGTAAGAGGTGGAGACGGTGTGTCTTTAATTAACACATCACACCCACTAGCAACTGGTGGTGTATTCTCAAACCGTTTAACAACAGCTGCAGATCTTAACGAAACTTCGTTAGAGCAATCGTTAATCGACATCGCAGGATTTGTAGATGAAAGAGGATTAAGAATCGCTGCTCAAGGTAGAAAAATGGTAATTCCAAAAGAATTACAATTCACTGCTGAGAGATTGATGAAGTCTCCTCAAAGAACTTCAACTGCTGATAACGATATCAACGCAATTGTTTCAATGGGAATGGTACCAGAAGGTTATTCAGTAAATAACTTTTTAACTGACACTGATTCATTCTTCTTGTTGACTGACGTACCTAACGGATTAAAACACTTCGTTAGATCGCCAATCAAAACTGCGATTGAAGGCGACTTCGATACTGGAAATGTTAGATTTAAAGCTAGAGAAAGATATTCTTTTGGATTTTCTGATCCAAGATGTATATTTGGTAACGGTAAATTACCAACTAGCTAATACTAATTAG